CAGGCAGCCAAGATTGCTGCCCGATCCGTAGAGCAGGGCGGAATCAATGTCACGGGTGAAGCAGCAAAGGTTCTGTACGAAGACCTGGCTACCCGTGGCTTCACAGACGCACAGATCATGGCTGGGTTCCAAGAGATAGGAAAACTGGGCGAACTCAAAATTGGTCGTGAGGGCGAAGCCGCATTGTCGCAGCAACAAATTGTTCAACAGCAGTTCGGTGTAGACATGGGCGCTCAGGCCGAACTGGAACGACGTAAGCGTTTGCGAGTCGGAGAGTTCCAAGGTGGCGGAACGTTTGCGCGAGCAACAGGTGATGTTTCAGGTTCAACACAGTTGGGTATTGGCACCGCTCAATAGGGATGCTTGACACGCCGACAGTGGGCGTGTGTATACTGAGAGTGTTCTAACAAGAACGCCATCGGAAGTCCCCCGTCTTCGGTGTTTCATAAGGGGCGAGATTTGCAGCCATTCTGACTCCTCCGGTCAGGGTGTGGGCAGAAGGAGTGGGTCATGTCGGATTCAAACTATGAGTTTGAGGATGAAGTGGAAGACCAAGCAACACGGAAAGACCCGGTTCGTGCAAGAATGCGCGAGTTGGAACAACAGGTAAAGGCGTTTGAGGCGAAAGCCAAAGAAGCCGAAGCAGCCCAACGAGAGTTGGCATTTGTGAAAGCAGGAGTTAATCCTGATTCCGCAGCAGCCAAGTATTTCGTTAAAGGCTACGACGGTGAGTTGACACCTGAAGCGATCCGTGCGGCAGCCGAAGAAGCAAATCTCGTATCTTCTGAAAAGAAGGAAGTTGCTGGTGAACAGCAGGCTTGGAATCGTGTGGCGCAAGCCTCCCGTGCAGGCGAGACAAGCGAAGCGCCTGTCGATTATGTGCAGCGGTTTAACAACACTAAATCCGCAGACGAAGTTATGGCCCTCATAGCCCAGGCAAGAGCAGAAGCAGAAAAATACTAATCACTCTCCAGTAGGCGCACTACCTTCTGGGGCTACCCAAAAGGAAACATAGTGGCTATTACACAAGCAAGTTCACTCAGTGTCGATCAGGCGGCGTATGACAGGTTGGCGTATTTCGCCCTCCGTTCAGAACTCCTTTACGATCAGGCTGCTGACGTTCAGGCAACAAATCAGGCGATGCCTGGTTCTTCGGTGATCTTCACGATCTTCTCCGAATTGGCTGTTGCAACTTCAACCCTCAGCGAAACTGCTGACCTCACCCCTGCAACAATGGGTGACAGTCAGGTAACAGTGACTTTGGCTGAATACGGTAACACCGTTTCAACAACCGCAAAACTTCGTGGAACTTCGTTCCTTGATGTTGATGCAACCGCAGCAAACTTGATCGGCTACAACGCCGGTAACTCGATTGACACGGTTGTTCAGGCTGTTTTGGCTGGTGGATCAAACGTTGCTTACGCTTCGGGTGGTTCAACATTGCCAACTAGCACTGTGACCATTCAGGCTGAAGACATTTTGACCGCGAACGATGTCCGTAAGCAGACTGCTGCTTTGCGTGGTGCGAACGTGGCAACTTTCAACGGTTACTACATGGGTTACATTCACCCAGACGTTTCCTACGACTTGCGCCGTGAAACCGGCAACGCTTCGTGGAACGCTCCACACGTCAACGTGGATACAGCAGGTATCTACAATGGCGAAATCGGCACGTTTGAGTCGGTTCGTTTCATTGAGACACCACGCGCTCCATTGGCTGCGAACGCATCGAACGGTACCAGCACGACTGGTGCAGTTGATGTGTACGGAACCCTCATCATGGGTCGTCAGGCTCTTGCAAAGGCATACAGCCAGATTGATGGCAATGGTGCTTACGCAAAGGTTGTCCGTGGCCCTGTGGTTGACTCGCTCATGCGTTTCAATCCAATCGGTTGGTACTGGTTGGGTGGCTACGGTCGCTTCCGTGAGGCAAGCCTTCGTCGTATTGACGGTGCTTCCTCGATTGCTGTCAACGTCTAATTAGACGGAGATAGTCCCCGCATTGTGGGGTGGTTCAGGTTCCCCTCGACCTGGGCCACCCCACTTTTGCGTTGGTGTATAGTCTTTTAGACGAAAGGTTTGTATGTCGATTTCTAACTACGCTGAACTCAAAATTCTTGAACACACGACAGGTAAGACTGCTTGGACTATTCCAACGAACGTGTATATCAAGTTGCATACGGCTGATTCGGGTGAGGCTGGCACTACTGCTGCTGCTTCTGAGACAACTCGTAAGGTTGCGGCTTGGGCTACAGCGTCGTCTGGTTCGATTGCGACTTCTGCGACTTTGGAATGGACTAACGTTGCTGCTACAGAAACCTATACGCATTGGTCTATGTGGGATGATGTTTCTGCTGGTAACTGTTTGTGGACTGGTGCGTTGTCGTCTTCGGCAGCGGTAACTGCGGGCGACACCTTTCAAATCACTTCGCTCACCCTGTCGCTCGACTAGCCGTTAGGGGATAACCCCTCATGGCGCAAACAGCAGTCACAGGTTTTAGTGAACCGTTCCAAGATACGCACCCGTTTTATCGTGGCACCTATTTTCGGGTTGTTGGGCGTACTGCTGTTGGTTCGGGTGGCGGAACTTCTGGTGTTGCTTCAGGATCGGCTCAGGTTCGTTTAGGTCAGTTAACTGACTTCAGTTTCCCTTACCGTTTCGGTGGGCGTTTCTATCTTGGTGTTCGTGCGGTTCTTACTGTTACTGCCACAGCGTCAGGTTTGGGTACAGCATCGTCTGTCGCACAAGTGCTACGCCAACGGCAGGGTACGGGTAGTGGTACTGGTAGTGCTACTGCGATCAGGGTTGTTGTTCTTCTTCGTTCTGCTACGGGTTCGGGTGTGGGAACAATGGATTCCACAGGACTTCACATTGCGCCTCGTACAGCGTCAGGAAGCGGTTTAGGCTCCGATACTACTGTCGGCAAGATTACGCCCGTTAGAACGGCTCAGGGAAGCGGTACAGGCGATTCTACTGTCACGTTCATTCGTGTCCCGTTGCGTACAGCCACAGGTTTAGGAGAAGGTTCCGGCAATGGTGTTGATCTTGTTATCAGTCTTCGTACTGCCACGGGTAGCGGTGCTGGCGATTCGGCAACCCTTAGCGGTATTGCATACTTCCGTTCTGCCACAGGATCAGGCACAGGAACACAAACAGCCGACTGGGTTAAATCCCGTATCTTCCGTGTCCCATACACCTACAACTACCCTGGCGGACACTTCGGCGGTGAGGGTGGTTCAGCGAACCGTTTGCAAAGATACAACCGCACAGGTGTTCGAGCAAGAAACCTGTACGAACTTACCAACGGCGAATATACGATTGTTGACCAACGCAACTTAGGACAAGTCAAAAAAGTGTGGCTTGGTGGGCGAGATCATTTCTTAACTGACGCAGAAGTTGTAGAGTTAACCGCAGCAGGATTTGGAGCGAGTATCACCTGATGGCTATTTTCCGTACCCCAACCGACAACTTTGTTACCCCGATCCTTGCGGAATACGACATCCGTGGCAACCGTCTATCGGAAGAACAACGCCTCGCTAACAGGCTGGCCCGTCATTGTGCGCCCACAGCACGAGGCAGAAACGTATATCTGCTGACAAACGGGACATACACAGAAATTCAGCCAAGCAACATGACAACGGTAGCCAAAGTGTATTACGGTGGACACGACATTGAAGTAACAGATGCAGAAGTTACGTCGTTAACTGCTGCCGGATATGGGAGTAATATCAGTTGATTAAACATCGTGAGACACATCCAGGTTTGGATGTTGAGGGTTGTTTCGGATGCAAGATTGCTTATGTTGGCATTGGTGCTGACGCTATGCCTTCGCGTGGCGGTCAGGCGCGTGTTGCGACGATCAACGAAAAGGATCGTGTGCTAGACAAGGACTTGGATGCTTACAAACGTTTGCGTCAAAACGGTGTGCAGCCCCGAAAGATTGATGGGTCTGCCAATGTGGAAGCGAGAGCGCAGGAAACATGGCAAGTGGAGACAGGGATACTTCCCGACTTTTAGATATTCAGGGTGTGAACATCCCGCATATCGGGTATGGGAAAATGGTTCAGGGTTTGCGTGGGGCGTTGGCTAATCAAGTGACATTGGATGAGAACGCTGAACATGTGGTGTTTGCTTTGCGGCCTAACCTGATTAAAGGTTGGAATCATGGGCGGATTGCGCATTGTTTGACCATGTGGGAAACGAACTGGTTGCCACCAGAGTTCTCAGAGTATTTGTCAGAGTTCAAAAAGGTGATTGTTCCTAGCCTGCACAACTGGGAATTGTTCTCACAGTTTCACGATGAGGTTCACATGATCCCGTTGGGTGTGGATCGGACAGTGTGGCGGCCTGCTGATCGTGAACCTAACAAGAAGTTTCGGTTCATGTGTGGTGGATCAGAGTGGTTCCGTAAAGGCATGGATGTGGTATTGGGGGCGTTCACTTCGTTGAATCTGCCGAACTGTGAACTGCATATCAAGATTGTTCCACCATATTTGTATGCCCCAAAGAACTTGGATTATCCGAATGTGGTGGTTCATCGGGAATGGATGAGTGTGGAGGATGAAGCGAATTTGGTGCGGTCGGCTGACTGTTTTATTTCGGTTGCCCGTGGTGAGGGGTTCGGGTTGATGCCGTTGCAAGCGATTTCGGCTGGTGTTCCTACGATTGTGTCTGATGCTCACGGGCATCGAGAGTTCTCAGATTTGGCTGCGGCACGGATACCTACTGTGAGTGTGCCAACCACTAAAGGAGAATGGCAGAACATGGGTGACTGGGATGAACCTGACATGGAGGTGTTGTGCGAAAAGATGGTGGACATCTACGAAAACTATGAGGGCTACAAGTTTGTGGCTGGTCTTAAAGCGGATCATGTGGATGCGTTTAGTTGGGATTCTGCCGCTACCCAGTTGTTGCAGATTGTGAATCCGTCTGATCGGCAGATAATCAATCAGGGATGGAAACCGTTGGAACCGACTTGTGAGATCAGGGTGAAACAGAGGGTTCAGGCAACGATTGGTGCGCACAGGGTTGACTTAAAACCTGGTGTGACGCATCGTGTAGTGTTGAATGTGCGTGATGTACTAAAGAAATCAGGAGTTTTGCTGTGAAAAAATCTAAGCCTGTATGGGAAACCCCGAACCCTAAGAAGAAGTCCACAAAACTGTCTCCGAAGAAGAAGGCTGCTGCGAAGGCTTCCGCTAAAGCGGCTGGTCGCCCATACCCGAACCTGATTGACAACATGAAGGCCGCGAAGAAACGTGGCTAAGACTGCCGCTTGGCAACGCAAGGAAGGCAAGAATCCTGCTGGCGGTTTGAACGCTAAAGGTCGTGCTTCTGCTAAAGCGCAAGGTATGAATCTGAAACCGCCTGTATCTGCGAAGCAAGCGAAGAAATCACCGAAGGCGGCTGCTCGACGTAAATCGTTTTGCGCACGGATGGGTGGTATGCCTGGCCCTATGAAAGATGCGAAGGGCAGACCTACTCGTAAGGCTTTGGCTTTACGGAAGTGGGATTGTTAG